CGGATAGAATAATATTCATCCATCCATTCAATAATACGTTCGATAAGACTTCCGAAAGGGCCGTCGATGAGAGGCTCGGATATACTGACGACGTCCACATTATTCTGCTTTTTTAACAGAGACTTGTAGACGATAGATTCTTCCTGATTACGGGCGAATCGGCTGAATTTCCAAACAAGAATCAGATCCACCGGATGTTCCTTTGATTTGGCCATGCCGATCATTCGCTGAAACTCTGGTCTTTTGTCTGCACGGCGTCCGGAAATGCCGTGTTCGAAGAAAGTATCCAGTAGAACGATATTATTTGATCTTGCATAATCTTTGAGGAGTCGTTCCTGACTTTCCGGAGACAATTCATCTTGCTTTCCGGTCGAAACACGCACATACCCATAGGCATATTTTAATTGTTCCATGATATCATCTCCTTTGTAAAATGTATGAGAAATTTGTAAAAAAATAACAGCCATCGAAAATATGTTCCGATTGCAAGCTGTTTCCGAAGATGATACAATATATTTGTTCATTAATAGTTGCATATCTTCGGATATGTAGCCGTCTCTGTGTTGGTAGCGCAGGGGCGGTTTTTATTTTTAAAATTAGAGATAGCTAATATATGTCAAAGCTAATAACTTTTGGAGCATCTTTTGTCCCTGTGATTTTTGCTTCACATGTCATATCAGTTCCATCAAGACTGCATTCTGCTTTTAAAAACCAAGTGTTTTCATCTTCGGCAGAGGCATCTATTTTACCCATAAGGAAATTTAAATCAAATCCATCGCCGAATTTTTCTTGACCGTAATTTTCAGCAATGACCCAAGCGTCACCTTCTGGAAATTTTTCATTAAGGGAGGTCTTAATCTTTTCTGCTTCTTCATTCGCAATCAATTTTAGTGTGACTTCAACTGTTTTATTTTTGGCATCTTCTTTTATATCACCAGTCAAGTAATCATCTTTCATAGCATCTATAAAATCGGTAAAATCAACTCCATCTGCAAGATAAGTGGCAGTATAACCTAATTCATCAACTTTGCTCATAAGTTCAGAAAGTGGCTTGCCTACATATTCCGAAAGGCTTCCTTTTTCTTCTTTAATATCATCATTAGACTGTTCTGTAGTTTCTTTCTTTACTGTATCTTTTTCACCGCCACATGCCGTGATCGACATTGCAAGACATCCTACTAACATAAGTGCCACAATTTTCTTTTTCATAAATTTTCCTCTCTTTCTTATTTCCGTATTTTAACATCACACGTTTATATAAACGCCGTAGCGGTTATATCTTATTTGCTATTAATAAGTTTCATTTCCTCGTCAGTTGGGGTGCGGTTAGCTTTTTTAATCATGCGGAGCATGCGAGCACGTTCGTCCATGCCGAAATGAATAGCTTGTTTACAAATATCGACAGATGATTCATATTTGCCCTGACGTTCATATAGCATTGCCAATCTTTTGAATGCTTTAGATCCAGGCATGGGTGTTTCTTCGTATTTTAAATCAATTTCACAGAGTTTTTTTAATAATTTAATGGCTTCATAGCATTCTTTTTCAATTTCACAAGCTAACCGACAGGTATAATCTTTAGAATTGTACACAATAGACCATTGAGTTTCGATTTTATTTATTAAATCAGAGTATTTGTTAAATACAGGACGGAGCTCTTTCTGGTACTCCATGAAAATTTCCGTGCTGTCTTTCGGAAAAATCCAGTTATTTTTTATCTTCAATGTTTTCCAATATTCATTTGTTCCGCCCATGCTCATATAATTTAGCCAATTATCATATTCTGATTTGGAAAAATCCGGTTGGAATGAAAATACATTTTTAGCAAATAGTTTAGATAGTAATCCCATTAAATACCCCTCCAATTATTAGGTTTTTGTAAACTTACGTGAATTCCATAACTGCTAAATTAGGAATAAAATAAATAACATAATTATCTACAGCAATATACTCGCCGTATTTTCCTTTGTAGCAGTCAATAGCTTCTTGCAGATATTCTTCTGTAACATGCAGATGTTCTGCAACTTCATATCTATTCTGGCAACCAGCATTAAAAGCTGATATGATGCCACGCAACCCGATCATCCGATTATATCCGCGTAATCGACCTTTTTGTTCTTGTTTTAGATTTTCAATATTCATTTGGTCGATGATATTTCCAACAGCAGTAAAATGATGCCCCATTTCTTCTGCGAGTACACACGCTTTTTCTGCTGATGTTCTTAACCTATCAGATATTGCAATTCTATTTCTGAATATTCGTCCATCACTCCCAGACAGAGGCTTCTCACGGACTACGAGTCCGCTATTTTTCGCCTCTTCTAAAAGTTCTTCATAAACTGTCATTGTATCACTCCCATTCAGAGTCATCCATCATGATGTCATCATCATGTTTTCTCATTTCATTGGTTACTTTAATATCTGTACGTTCGTGAGCCGCCATTACTGATAGATCATCATCCATTTGCTGTATAGATAGCAATTGTTCAATGTAATTATCGGCTTTTCTTCTATTTATCTCAATCAACTGCAAATACTTTTTAAAATGTGTCTTTTCTCTCGAAGATAATGCGCCAATGTTATCGATTATGTTTCCGAGATTATCATTTGCAAATACATTTTCGATGTCTTTATCGCTAGAACCACCCCATCCCATCAAATCAGCAGGAGTGGTTTCTAGCACGTTGGCTAACGGCTCAAGCACTGTAATTGGCAAATCTTTGATATCATCTTTTTCATATCTATATATTGTTGCGCGATTTTTTCCGAGTTTTAGAGCAACTTCATCAACGCTTAAACCTAAGCAGATCCTTCTGTTTTTAATTCTTTGTCCTATCGTCATTTTGCTCACCACCTTATACATGTATTATAATACAATATTCGCAAATATGCAACTACTTTTATTCGGAAAAACAAAAAAATCGCATAAAATGCAAAAATAGTATTGACTTTCGAGACAAGACATTGTAATATACAGTTAGTCGCACGAAATGCGACAAAGAAAGGAGATGATGTAGTGGTAAATGTAAACAAACTCAGAGCGAAAATGGTCGAGAACGGCATAAATGCTGAAAGCATGTCGAAAAAGATCGGAATTGACAGATCTACATTCTACAGAAAGTTATCGGCAGATGGTCAAACATTTACGATAGGTGAGGCTGATGTTATTTCTAAAGAGTTAAATCTGAACAGAAGCGAAGTGAACAACATTTTTTTTAGCCAATTTGTCGCATAAAATGCGAAAATCAAAATATTAAAAACAGAAAGGAGATCAAATGAACAATTTAACAATAATCGAAAATGAACTTGTCACAGTATACGAGACAAGCACAGGAGAAAAAGTAGTATACGGATCAGAACTGCATGAAGTTTTAGGCGTAAGAACACCTTACAAAGACTGGTCTACGCGTAGATTAAACGATATTGATGCCGTAGAAAATGAGGATTTTGAAGCCGCTCAAATTTGCGCACCTTCCGGTCAGACTAAAAAAGACCATATCATCAAGCTTGATACCGCTAAAGAAATGGCAATGCTTGAGAGAAATGAAAAGGGCAAGGAAGTACGCAGATATTTTATCCGCGTAGAGAAGAAATACAAAGCAGCATCCCTTGCCACACAAGAACTTTCACCGCAGCTACAAGTCATGATTAACCTGGAAATTGAGCAGAAACGTCAGGCAGAGAAGCTCGAACATGTGGAAAGCCGAATCGAGAGTATAAGAGAGGTTGTTGCGATTGATACAACATCATGGCGTGATGACACCGGAAGAATCTTAAGAAAAATCGGCATGGAGTGTGGAGATAACAAGTCTTATCAAGATGTGAGAGCTGAATCTTACCAGTTATTAGAAAAACGCATGGGTGTGAATGTGAAGCAGAGACTAACCAACAAGCGCAGACGAATGGCAGATGAAGGCGTTTGCAAATCGAAAAGAGATAAGCTCAACTATTTAGATGTAATTGCGGACGATAAGAAACTTATCGAGGGATATACAGCGATTGTAAAGGAATTAGCTATTAAGTATGGGGTAGCGTAGCTGATTACTTCGGAGTAAGCATTGAGTATTTCTTAGAGTAGCAAGCGAGGAGAAAGGAGAGTGATAGAGATGATAGTTATTTCAGAAAAGGAATTAGAGGAATTAAAAGAACAAATTAAAAAAGAAATTCTTTCAGAAAATACAATTTCACAAGAAAAATATGTTCCTTTACAAACTGCGAAAGCTACATGGTTTTTTGGTGATGGTGGTTTTAACAAATATGAAAATTCCGTTATGGGAGATGAGTTTGGTGCCCATCGGATGCATCGCATATGGGAAGAAGTTCGAAAATTAACTACTCATATAATGGGGAAACAATATTTTCAGCAATTAGTTGATTGCGACTATGAAATATGCAATATGGTTTGCGATACGTTATGTAGGACTGTAATTGAATTAAGAAAATCGGAAGCGGTTCAGAGTCAATTGAAGAAGTAAGCGTTGAATATTTCTTAGAGTAGGGAGGTGTAGGAGATGTGGCTTTTAAAATTCCATATTTCGGTCAGTATTTTATGTTGGATTGCAATCAGAGCAATGAGAATTATTTTTCGTGATAATTACAAGAGATATAAAAGAAGCAAGAAGAGGTTATGGCTCGGAGAAAGATTTCTTGTGTATGTTTGCCCGATACTGAATGTGGTATGTGTAATAGGACTTTTGTTTATGTCATTTGCATCGGATGAATTCGTAGACGAAGTAAATAAAAAGATAGAGTAGGAGGTGGAATAGATGTTAAAGAAAATTTATACAGAATTAGTACTTATAAGAAAAGAACTCCAAGCTATCAGGGAAAACTTGGAGTCTGAAATGAAAATAACTATTGATCCGAAAGCTGTTTCTCAAGCCACTCGTGGTAGCATTCAAGAAGTCTTAAAGACATACCGAAATGAGCGCCGCCGAGAAAACCAAGAAATTCCGTAAATCCATCGTTGGATGAAATATTTCCAGAGAAAGACCCTGCATTGTCCACACCGTTTATGTAATCTAGGTCTTCTTTGGTAAGGGATTTGGTAAATTCATCAAAATTTTTAAGGTTCATACTCGTTGTTCTCCTTTCATAATACTTGGACATGCTAGTGTCCTATATTAATAGTATAGGAGAGATAGAAGTAAATGACAATAGGAATAGGGAGGCGATAGAATATGACACTCGAGAGATTTGAACTTACATATATAAGTGAAATGCTTTCTGTAGCATCCTTTTTAGAAGAAATAGAAGATGAAAAAGCATTTGCACGTATTGAGCACAAGGTTAGCTATGGAATCATAAGTGGATGTAAAAGTATATCATTCGATTTTAGTGATAGAGAAATGATTTGTTTGGATAAAGTGACAAGTATTGCGCTAGAAAATGCGGAGAAAGAATGGATATGGAGCTTCAGGAGCATCCGGAAGAAAGTAGAAGAAGAACTAAAGGAAAGAGGAATGATCCGAGTGGACAATGTAACAAGTACAACCAGTAATACATAGAGTTTAGAGAGGTGGTGCAAGTGCAGAAAATAAAGATAGTAAGCATGGTTAGGATCCATGGAGAATTAATTCCGCAAGAAAACATTACATCGGAACAGTTTAAGAAGATATTAGAAGAAAAAATAGATGGAGCCATGCGAGATTTATGTTTTGAGAGGATAAAGACCGCGTAAGCGGTAGAAAGGAGGGACAAGCATTGAGGATCTGTATGAAATTAACGCAACTTGCCAGTTTGCAGAAGATAATTGCGTACTCAATCGTGATTATGGCAGCAAAAAGTGGTATGGATCCTATAATTGTGGGATTTGGATGTGCGTTCGGGATTTTTCTGAATGAGGTTGCAGATGTGTGGTACAAGATCATTCCAAGTCGTGTGCCGGCGGTGGAAATAAAAAAGAGCGCTTAATACAAGGTCGGCAAACCTTAAGCGCCCTTACATAATAATCCAATTACAGGATAAACGATAATAGGAGGAAAATCAAGATGAAAAAGTGGGAATTTAATGATGATATACCGGCAGAGGAGGCATTAGGGCTAATTCGAGCAGTGGAACGCTACATCAATAGTTTTGATAGTGACGAATATATGACAACAGTCGAGAAAACAATGTTGGCAATTCTTGGAATAGAAAAACAGAGGAGGAAGAACAATAATGGCAAATTTATATGAAATTAACGAGTCGATTGTAGCAGCATTTGAAAGAGGAATCGATACGGAAACAGGGGAAATTCTCAGCGAGAAGGCGCTTGAAGAGTTAGCTAAACTGGAAATGGAGCGTGATGAGAAGGTTGAGGGAATCGCTTTGTGGATTAAGAATCTCCTAGCGGATGCGGAGGTGCTTAAAAAGGAAAAAGAGGTGTTTGCACAGCGCCAAAAGGCAGCGGAAGACAGAGCGGCATCCCTTAAAAAATACTTATCAGGCGCACTTGCAGGGCAGAAATTTGAGACAAGCAAGGTAAAAATTGCCTTCCGAAAGTCGGAAAGTGTGGAAGTTACGGATATTTCAAAGATAGATGATGATTATCTGAAATATGCGGAGCCGACAGCTGATAAGACGAAAATCAAAAAGGCTCTGAAGGAGGGGATTGATTTGCAGGGAGTACGACTTGTTGAAAGGAAAAATATTCAGATTAAGTAGGAGGATTTTGTATGAGTATGGGGAAATTGAAAATTCCAGCAAAGAAGGTGCGAAATACTGAAGATGGAGTAGTGAGGCTTTCCGAAGAAGCTTACAAGGCATTAATAGATGTAGTGAACGAATCTACGCAAAACATGAAGCAAGTAGCAAGTGCAATGATCTTGTATATGGTAGAAAACGATTTGATTGAATATGAGAGAGGAGAATAAAGATGGCAAAAGTAATTGGCGTAATAGGAGAAAGCGGTGCTGGAAAAACTACATCGCTTAGAAATTTAGATTCAGCAACCACATTTTATATTGATTGCGACAAAAAAGGATTGAACTGGAAAGGTTGGAAAAAGCAATACAATGCGGAGGGAAATCCGCCCAACTATTTCCGGACAGACAATCCATCAACTGTAAAAGGCCTTCTTGAGAAGTTAAACGAGCAGGCAAATATGCAGAAATTCAAGACAGCTGTGATCGATACTATTAATGGGATCATGGTAGCGGAAGAAATGCGGAATGTGAAAGTACAAGGCTATGGAAAGTGGACAGATCTAGCATCATACATCTACGAAATCATCGACTTCGCATTATTAATGAGGGATGACATTACAGTGATTATTCTGGCACATTCGGAAACCATTTCGGATGATAACGGATATTTGTTTACTCGGATTAAAACAAATGGCAGAAAGTTGGACAAGATTGTTTTAGAAAGCAAATTAACAACGGTATTACTTGCAGAGTGCAAAGATGGAAAGTATATTTTCCGGACTCATGCGGATAGATCCACCGTGAAAACTCCTTTTGGTGCATTCGAAGAAGATGAGATTCCAAATGATATTACAATAGCGATAAAGGCGCTGGAGGAATATTAATTGAGAGAATTGAATTGGTATGCGCTCAGAATTGGCGGCTATTTATACAGGATAAGATGCGAGCCATTTTACATCGAGGAGTTATATGATCATCAAGCAGTTGATGAATATATGAGATGTGAAAGCAAAGAAGAAGCAATCGATTTATGTTGCAAATTTAATAAGAAAAAAGTTAGGAGATAAAAATCATGAAAAAATTTAATGGATATGATGAAATACAGGCGTATAGAGGATTTGAAAAGTTACCAGTAGGTGGATATATCGTAAAGATTCAAAATGTGAGGTTCATGGAAGGAAAGAATGGGAACTCAGACATGATTATCTTAGCATTTGATGTGACTGAAGGGGAATATAAAGATTATTTTAAAAAACAATTTGAGTCACAGACTGCAGAAGATAGGAAATGGAAAGGAACATTTACTATTTATTGCCCGAAAGATGATGGCAGCGAGAAAGACGGATGGACTAAAAGAAGCTTCAAGACTATCATGGAGGACATTGAGGCATCCAACCCTGGATATGCTTGGAACTGGGATGAAAATACATTAAAAGGAAAAAATCTTGGGATGATTTTCGGAGAAGTAAATGATGTGATCGACGGGAAAGAGATTAAATACAATAAAGCAAAGAAAACTACTTCTGTTGACAATATCAAAAAAGGAAATTTCAAGGTTCCGAATCCGCAGTATAGGAATGGTGCAAAGATTAACTCCAATGTAGAGGTGACGGGAAATGAAGATTTCATGTCAGTGGATGGATTAGAAGAGGAGATTCCATTCTAATGAATAATTTTGAAGTTGCAAGTTGCCTTGAATCAATGCAGATTATCGTGGATTCTAACGAGCAGCCATCAAAGAGGGCATTCAAGAGGTATGACTCTTTTGGTGTACCGTATGATGTGCAGAAAATAGATTATGGAGATTATACATACAATTTTAAGTTGCCAAACGGAAAGTGGATATATGAGCCGAATACAAGGCTCTATCCACCAGTTTCCATTGAGCGAAAAGCAGATCTCGTAGAATTATCACAATGCTTCTGCCAATCGAGAGAGAGGTTTACGAGAGAATTTGAGCGCGCGAAAGCGAATAAGGCAAAAATGTATCTGCTTGTGGAAAATGCGTCATGGGAAAATTTAATAAATGGGAAATATGCCACAAAATACAATCCGAAAGCTTATTTCGCAAGCATTACAGCATGGCAGGCAAGATATGGGATTCAGACAATTTTTTGTAAACAAGAGACAAGCGGAAAGCTCATTAAAGAAATATTGTACAGAGAGTTAAAAGAACGATTAGAAAGAGGATATTACGATTCGGAGGTGGAGAAAAATGAAATATCCATCGATGTATCATGCAGCAGTTGAATATATAAAATTAGGACTAGCCGTATTTCCATTAGAAAAGAATGGGAAGAAACCGATCACGAAAAACGGATGTAAGGACGCGACCTTAGATGCGGCACAAGTGAAAGCTTGGTGGCAGGACCATCCGGATGCAAATATCGGAATTGCAACGGGAAGCCGGAGCGGCGGTATTTTTGTAATTGATCTAGATATAGATGATGATAAGGGAATAGATGGATACCACACCTTAGAAGACTGGAAACGTGACAACGGAGAGTTCCCAGATTCATGGATCGCAATAACTGGCCGTGGTGGATATCATTTGTATTTCAGATCTCCAGATAATATCCGGAATAGAGCTGGAATCATTGATGGAGTAGATGTAAGGGGCGAAGGCGGATATGTCGTAGCCCCGCCATCAATTCATAGCAATGGAAACAGATATGAATGGGAATATTCCCCGGAAGATATTCCACTTTCAGATGCGAATGATACGGTAAAATTCTTTTTGGAAACTGGAATGCAAAAACCATCTTCAAATTTCTCTGTTCCGGACATCATCAAGGACGGAACCAGGAATGATACTATCTTCAAGTTTGCTTGCATGATGCAGGCAAAAGGGGTAAGTGACCAAGCAGTATACGCTGCGACAAAGGCGGAAAATGAAGCTAAATGCGTTCCACCACTTTCAGAGGATGAATTAGGCAAGATTATCAAAAGTGCATTAATGTACGAAAAAGGTAAGCCCATATATGTATCATCAGATGGAACTGTAAGCCAAGGACAAAGAGATCCAGTATTTCAAACCAATGAAAATGGAATGATTAAACAGACCATTTCGAATATGTGCGAGGCAATTGAATTCAATACAGAATTATATGGAAAGATTAAGTACAACACATTGTCATATTCTCCTTTTATTGTGGGAGAACTGCCATGGGAAAAGCAAAATACATATAGAGAATGGAGCAATTCAGATGACAGCAACCTTAAAAGCTTCATCGAAGCCAGATATGGATTAAAAAGCATGGAGAAGATTATGGAAGCCCTCAACATCGTAGTCAATAGAAATCCATATAATCCCGTAAAAGAGATGTTAGAAAGTATTTACTTACGATGGGATAAAAAGATGGGGCACATCGAAAATCTACTTCCAGATTACTTAGGAGTGGAAAAAAGCAAATATACCACTGAATGCATGAAACTGTTTATGCTTGGTGCAATAAGCAGAGCGTATCATCCGGGATGCAAATTTGATTATATGCCCGTATTTGTAGGCAAGCAGGGAATTGGTAAATCTACATTCTTAAGATTACTATCCATGAATGGTGCATGGTACAATGACAATTTTAATACAGTCGAAGGAGATAAGGCACCTGAGAAACTCAGAGGAATGTGGATGGTGGAACTGGCAGAACTTTTAGCCACCAAGAAAGCGAAAGAGGTGGAAAGCATCAAGGCGTTCCTCACATCCACTGTGGATACATACAGACCGCCTTATGGGCGTAGAACGGAGCAGCGACCAAGAGTATGCGTATTTGCGGGGACAACAAACAACGATCACTTTCTAACGGATCGTACTGGAAATAGGCGATTTCTCCCAATCGTGACAAGAAAAGAATTCGTTAAGAAGTCGATGTTTGAAAATAAAGAGGCTGTGGTTAATGATTTTGAACAAGCATGGGGAGAGGCAATGTATTTATTTAAAAATGCGAACGAGAGTCCAGTGCTAGTACTTCCTAAAGATTTGCAAAAATATGTAGAAAACATGCAAACAGCTTTTATGGAAGAAGATGTGAGAATAGGAATCATACAAGAGTGGCTGAATAATACATCGGAAGAGCGTGTATGCGTTGCAATGCTACATCAGAAGGCCCTACAAAATGAAAATAAACCAAATCGAATGGAGTCGAATGATTTGCATAGCATCATGCAGAATAGCATACAAGGCTGGCGCCGAGTTAAGAATGCATCCGGGGGGCGAGTGAGATGCGGTGGATATGGAGTGCAGGTATGCTATGAACGTGCGAACGAGTGTGATGATGATGGGTTTGAGCCAGTGACACAGAGAACTATTTTTGATTAAACACTTTAGTGCGGTAAAGATAATAACGGGATAATAACAGGCTAGTAACACCCTAGTAACACCTATAAAGCCCGTGGTTGAGCCATTTCTCTTACAAGTGTTACTATGTTACTAGAAAAATCATATAAAGTAGAAAATATATAAATATATAAAAAGGGGAATATATAGAAAGTTGAGTAAACGTAGTAACATAATAACATTTGAAGAGTAGCGAAAATGCCGAAAAACCCACCAACCATGCGGTTTTCTGGGAATTGAGCAGGTGTTATCAGGTGTTATTTCAAGATAATCATAGAGAAAAGGAGCTTATTAAAACAATGGAAAACAGACCGGTGCAATTTCAAATCATCAATGATGGATGGAAGATATTGAAAAAATATTTAGAGGCAGATGAGTCTAGGATTCCGGAATTTATTGGGGAGATAGATCGATTTTATAAAAAATATGATAACCCGTTTGCAAAAGAAATTGCACTTGCATGTGTAAATGAAATCGATAGGGTTCTAATTAAGAAAAATGAAAAGAAGTGATCCCATGCTATGGATGGCAGTGACTGCAGATCGATTTGAGCTACCGCTCTGCGTAGAGGAATCAGCCACTCTCTTGGCAAGAAGATTACATATTACGGAATCAACGGTGCGCGCTAAGAGATCGAGGCAAAATAATGGGAAGATCTGCGGATATAAGATAGTGGCAGTAGAGGAGGAAAGATAAATGATAGAGATTAAATTACAGGATGGATATTTTATCAAGGTGGATCCATTAAATTACACACTGAGACAAAGATACTCCGGTAAGACAAAGGATGGCGAATCGAAAGAATCTGTCAGAACACATGGATATTACGGAAGTATCCGGCAGGCGGTGGACAAATATATAACTCTTTCTCAGCTTGACTTTATGGACGGCATGAGCGTGAACCTAAAAGAATATGTAGATCTAATTGAAAGACTTAATAAATCGGCCGTACAGAGGATTGAGAGTGCTATCGGGAGGTGATCGATACTATGAGAAAGAATATGGAAGATCACACATGGTCCGAAGAGCCGTGTAGTTCCTTTCGAAAGGAGATAGAGAAGAGAATGAATAGAATTAAGACAGTGGCGAAGAGAAGCTATAAAGGTTGCGAAGCTTGTAGATGGCATAACTTAAATGGTGGCACTTGCAAAGGTGGAAAGGCAAGATGTGGGCAGTTTGTTAAAGAAAGGGCATAAGAAAATGGACGAGAAGAAAGTTGGAGAAGCAATAAAGGCTATGAAAAATCAAATTGCGATCATACAAAAAATACCGGAGTATTTGGGACTGAAAGAAAAAACTGATAAGCAAATAGAAGAACGACAAACTGCAATCGAAGCACTGGAAAAGCAGTTGCCGAAGAAACCGAAAGAAATGAAGTACGAACTGCTTATTGAATATGGTTGGAAATATGCGTGTCCTACTTGTGGATGTGCATGTGGAGAAAATATGTATCACTATGATGTGACAAAAGATGACATGTTTTGTACACAATGTGGACAGCTACTTGATTGGTCGGAATAAACGCACGAAAGGAGAAACAAATGGAAGAATTAAAGAAATGCCCGTTTTGTGGAGAAGAAGCGACACTAAAAATCAATTACGGATTTGACGGAAAAGTTATATCAGCTTTTGTGTACTGCGAGGAATGCGGAGCTGCAACACGGAGTTGCGCTTTAGAATCTACGGCTAGGGGGAAATGGAATAGGAGAGTGGAAGAATGATTAAAGTAAAAGCGGAGGCAAATTATGGTTTTGCTGGAACAAATATGACATTTGAAGAAGAGTTTGATGATGATGTAACTGATGAGGAAATCGAAGAAACTACGAGAAATATAGTTATGGAACAGGTTGATTGGTCATGGGAGAAAGAGTAATTATGAATAGAGAAATCCTTTTTAAAGCAAAGAGAAAAGATAATGGTGAATGGGTGGAAGGGTATTATGTATACGACTATTCACACGATGCACATTACATTTTCGCAAATATAATAGTGACACCTAATGGTGTGCATGACAAAAGGGAAAGTTTTTCGTTAGAATATTATGAAATTGACCCAGAAACCCTCTGCCAGTTCACAGGATTAACAGATAAGAACGGCAAGAAGATTTGGGAGAATGATATTATAGCAGACGGTGGTAATTATTATAAAGTATATTGGAGTGAACAATACTGTAATTTTTCTTGCGAATGTATTAAAACAGATGAACCAGTCTTTAAAGGGAGAAAATGGGATTTATGGACAATTATGCAAACAGAGGAAGTATATGTTAAGGGGAATGTTTTTGATAAAAACGAGTTGTTGGAGGTGGAGTGATGAAACGATACAGATGTATAAAACCTTTTTATGTAGACAAGTACGATGAACACGGATTTCTAATCGAAAATAGCGGAACTGTAATTGAGAAAGGTAAAATCTACGAACTAGATGAAAGTGGATGCACAATAATTGGTGGAGAAGTACACCTAGATGCAGTGGATGATGGTTCTTGGCTAGAAATCACGAATGATGATTTAGAAGAATATTTTGATTTGTTGGAGGTGGAGTGATGAACGTACTAGAGAAGATTTTGGAAGAGGTAGATAAAAAAGCAGATTATTATGAATCTGATGAACAAGGAAGAGAACATATCAGAATGGTCGACATGGTAGAAGTAGAAGATATCCTCCGTTCCCACATGGACGAGGTAGAAAATGACGGTTGGATTCCGGTAGAAGAGAGATTGCCAGAAGAAGATGACGGAAAAAAGTATATCGTAACAGACGAGCATGGTTTGGTATGTTCGGAAATGGAATATGGACAACCGGTGGATGGAAATAGAGAAGTATGTTTTCATAAATGGGACGATGAATATTGGAGCTGTTATAGACCAAAAGCAATTGCATGGCAACCACTTCCGAAATCGTACAAGCCTAAGAAAGATATATCGGCAGCAGGCACAGAACATGTTATGAGCAGATTTATGAAAGTAGAGGTAAAGCAATAGTGGAGCATAAAATCATTTTAGTGGCAGCAGTCCTTATTACGGCAGTGCTGCTACGAGAACTGAAAAATACGGAGGTAAGAGATGAGTGAGCAACATAAAACTCCACAGGAATATACAGAGCGTTATGCTGCACAGTATTGTGATGGAGATGAAGAGGAAGCAGCAGGACATAAGATAGTAAAAGAAGTATGTGAAGAACTGAAAGGAGACACAGATGAGAAGGAAAGCAGAAGAGGCGCTGATTAAAATGGGAATGCCGGCGAATATCAAAGGATTCCGGTATATCACAGATATCATGGAGAAATATGCAGAAGATGATGCTTGGATTTATGGGAAGTTGACACTTCTGTATGAGATTATCGGGGTAGCAGCAGGAACATCCGGGATTTGCGTAGAGCGATGCATTAGGAAGGCATTCGAAGATGTGCTGACAAGAGGGAATCTAGAAGAAGTGATGAAATATTTAACTTTTGATAATCCAACAAATGGAAACTTACTGGTTGTGTTTTATTTGAGATTGAATGGAGAAAGAAGGTGCTGATTTGACATACAGACGTGGAAGGCATGCGATCAAAATGGACCGGGCGAACCATAGACAGGAACTGGAGGAAGAGAGACCGAGTGAAGGTGCTAAGAAAGCTTTCCGGCACAAAGCCTATGAAAGCATATCGGTACAGCAATACTTAGACAAACTTAGAAGGAAGTGATGCCGTTGGACAAAAAAAGACTTAAAAGGTATAGAGGAAACAAATCTAGATTAAAGAGAATTGATCAAAAAATTACTGAATTATGTAGCAGGGAAGTGGAAGTAGTATCAGGAAAGGTAGTTGGATCAAGTGAAGATTTCCCATACATAGAAGTTCGAACTTCTGTCCAGATGTATGATCCAGAAGAGAATGATAATCTGAATAAGCAGATTAGAAGAAAAGAAGCGGAAAGACTTGCACTATGGAAAGAAGTACATGAAGTCGAGGAGTACATAGAGAACATACCGGATCCAGAGATTAAGGAGATATTTGAACTTTCATTTGTGGAGGGGAAGAAGCAGCAGGAAATAGCAGAACAGTTACATATTGATAGAAGTTATGTGTCAAAGAAAATTAATAGCTATTTGAAAGATTCACACTTTTCACAAAAATAGTATGCTATAATTATTCTAGAACGATTGGAATTTTTTCTGATTGTTCACTTCTCATAACGTACTTCTTAGTTTTTATGAAAGCCGTCTCATTTAGGTGGGGCGGTTTTTGTGTTGAAAAATGTAGAATATTGGATTATAATAAAGAAAAAATCTTTAGAGGGATATTATGTCAAAGAAAAAGTTTACAGTATTATTTCTACTAATTGTTTTTGGGTATTTTATATGCAGTGGATTAAAAGCGTTCAAAATAAATAATATTTCTGATTTGTTTTTACATAAGACGGCATTAGAACGAATATGCTATGTAATACAAATTATCGTTGGTATTGCGGCAGTAATAGGAGCTGTTATTGGTGTCTGGCAATATGTACTGACTGCTAGATGTGAAAGAGCCAAGATGAAAAATGATAGAGTTGAAAAAGCAATCAACTTATCAGAATATTATAAGAATAATATTTTGACAGATGTTGCAGCGTTACGTTTTGTTTTTGAAACGTCTGGAATAACAGAAATATTATCAAAAATTAGAGTAGATGATATGAAGAATTTTGATTCAGATGAACTTAATGATTTGCTGTCATCTGCAGATATAAAAAAATTAGGCCAAATTATGAAATCGAACGAAATGGCGCAATGTATTATTATAACAGAGAAAGTATACGGAGTAGAACTTGGGGTAGATAAATGTGTAAATATAACTACAGTTGAGAATGGTAAACAGAAGGTTGAAATGGATACCGCAGGCTTGTCAAGAATGTTTATGTCGCAAATTGTGAATAAACTTCTCAATAATATGGAATACTTCGCAATGAGTTTTACACATAAAGTTGCTGATGAATCGGTTGTTTTTCAATCATTGCATCAAACGTATTTGGAGGCGGTACAATTATTATATTATGATATATCTAAAAACAACCGTGCAGATGGAAGACAGTTTTATACTAATGTTGTAGACTTGTATAAGATATGGTATAATAAAAGCAAGGAAAATCGTGAAAATGTTATAAAAGGTGGTAGAAAGATAAGCAGAGGAACATCGGCAGAAAGCATTGACTTATAAGGCAGACTGGTGTAAACTTAGTAACGTGAACAACATAAGATAAACAAAGATATAAGAGGAGGAAAAACTATGGGAGTTGGAAACGAAACTATTTTCGATATTGGTGATACATCAGAGGAAGATACTGAAGTTACACATAAATAGAAATCTTCCATGGTATACAGTAAGAAAATCAAATGAAGGCACCCTCCGGGGTGCTTTTCTAATGCAGAAATTTAAGTAGAGGAAGGTGGTGAGCCCGATGACAGAGAAACAGAAAATATTTGCAGATGAATACCTGATTGATTTGAATGCCACACGGGCTTACCGCGCGGCATATCCGAATTGCAAAAAAGATAGTTCGGCAGATGCAGCAGCGAGAAAATTACTCGGAAATACTCGGATTCAAACCTATATCACAGAACGAATGGAAGAACGGCAGAAACGAACGGAGATTACTCAGGATCGAGTTTTGAATGAACTGGCTGCGATTGCTTTTTCGAATGCTGCCGATTATGCAAAAGTAGTTGAGAGACAGGCTACAGCAGAAGTAGATGGAAATATTATTCCACTCGTAGGAGAAGACGGAGAACCGATTCTGTATCGGACTGTAGAATTGGAACTTACAGATAACCTCACGGAGGAGCAGCAGAGAGCCCTCGGAACAATTAAAAAGGGGCGAGATGGATTGGAACAGAAGCCCTGCGACAAGGTAAAGGCGCTTGAGCTTCTTGGCAGGCATTTAGGTATGTGGAATGACAAACTGGATGTGGCAGGAGATATGGATATGAAGATTGTAGTAGACTACGGTGACCAGGGTGATCAGGATGAAGGAAGTTAAGATTGGGTTCAATAAAAATTTCAAAGAGTTCAATGAGTGCAAGAAACGATACCGGTTGGCGAAAGGCTCTGCTGGTTCTGGAAAGTCGGTAAACATTGCACAGAATTTCATCATCAAACTTGGTGATCCAAAGTATAAAGGTGCAAATCTTCTGTGTGTCCGTAAGGTGGATACTACAAACAAAGATAGCACCTATGCAGAGTTAAAGAGTGCAATCTACAAAATATATGGAGATAAAGCTGGAGTATTTTGGCAGATCAAAAGTAATCCAATGGAACTGATCTCTAAAATAACCGGAAATAAAGTGATTTTCCGCGGAATGAAAGATGATGGACAACGAGAAAAAGTGAAGTCTATCACATTCGATGTCGGAAAGCTAACATGGATATGGATTGAGGAAGCAACGGAGCTATATGAAGCGGATGTCGATATTCTCGATGACCGACTCAGAGGTGACTTGTCATTCAATCCATTTTTGTATTATCAGATTACATTCAGCTTCAATCCGGTGTCAGCAACGCACTGGTTAAAAGCAAAGTATTTTGATATTAAGAGTGATGATGTATATACACACCAGTCTACGTACATGCAGAATCGGTTCATAGACGAAGCGTATCACCGGCGCATGATGATGCGTAAAGAACGGGATCCGGACGGATATCGCATTTACGGACTTGGGGAATGGGGAGAGACCGGAGGCCTTATCCTTTCAAATTATGTGGTTGAGGAATTTGATACATCCCCAGAAAGATTCGATTACATGGTAAATTCACAGGATTTTGGATTCAACCATGCGAACTGTATCGGGGAGGTTGGATTCAAGGATGGAGATATCTACTTATGCCAGGAATTATATGTATTTGAAAAAGATACGTCAGAGATTATACAGCTGGCTGATGGAAAATTTCAGAAGCGAATTACTATGTATTGCGATTCTGCTGAGCCGGACAGAATTAGGATGTGGCAGAAAGCGGGATACAGAGCATGTCCGGTCAAGAAAGAGCCGAACAGTGTAAAAGCGCAGATTGATTACTTAAAGCAGCATACAATCCATATACATCCGTCTTGCGTAAATACGATTAAGGAGATCCAGCAATGGAAATGGCGAAAAGATGAGAAGACGAACACTTTCACAGACGAGCCAGTGAATTTCTTTGACGATGCGATGGCAATGCTGCGGTATTCGATCGAGCAGGAGAGAAAAGGAAAAGTGAAATTAAAGACCTTTAGAGGAGGAATATAAAATGAATGGGAAAAGACCATACAAATTGCCGGAACCTCTTTTATGTTCCGCTGATAAAGAAATCAATATGACATTAGTAGATGAGTATATTCGCAAGCATGAAGAAAGAATGCCGAGGTACAGATACCTTGAGAATCTATACAAAGGATTCCATGATGTATTTCATCTTCCGGAAAAGGAATCCTGGAAGCCGGATAATCGACTGGCAGTGAATTTCCCAAGATATATCACAGAGACCTTTTTGGGATATGCTTATGGGATTCCGGTTAAAAAATCACATCCGGACGAAAAAATAAAAGATGCGATCCTTGAATTTGACCGGGATAATGATATCTCTGACCAGGAATATGAGCTGGCGAAAAAGTGTTGCATCTACGGACACGCTTTCGAGTATTTTTACCAAGACGAAGAGGCGAAGACGAAGACTGTGATTTGCAATCCAAAAGAACTGTTTGTCGTCTACGATGATACTGTAAAGAACCGTGCATTATTCGCTGTCAGATACGGAAAAAGAGACGATAAAGTTACGAGGTATGGAGAAGTACTTACAAGAGAGAAAATCATCCCATTTGAGGGAGAAATCATGCAGGATAGCATACTGAATCCATATGGGCGTATTAATTGTGTGGAATACATGCTAAACGACGAAAGAATCGGTTTATATGAAGAAGTTGCTGGTATGGTAGAAGTATACAACAGAGTAATTGGGGAAAAGGCAAATGATGTGGACTCTTTCGCAGAAGCATATCTTGCAGTACTTGGCGCCGAGCTGGATGAGGATGGCGTTTATAAAATCCGGGATAACCGAATCATAAATCTCTACGGTACAGAAAATGCAAAGGACATTATCGTGCAGTTTCTTGGTAAACCTACGGCAGACGGAACACAAGAAAATCTCCTGAATCGTCTTGAGAATTTAATCTATCAAACAAGCATGGTAGCCAATATCTCAGATGAATCGTTTGGAAATGCCTCCGGAACCTCTCTTGCGTATAAATTACAGTCTATGAGCAATCTTGCGTTGACATTCGACCGTAAGAATGAGAAATCCATGAGAAAGCGATATAAGCTATTCTGTTCCCTTGCAACGAATGTGCCAGATCGGGATGCATGGAAAGACATCGACTTTACAATGAGCAGAAATATCCCGAAGAATCTCCTCGAAGAAGCACAGACCGCCCAAGCCTTGGAAAGCATCGTGTCCAAGGAAACACAGCTACAGGTGTTATCGATTGTAAAGGATGTTACTGAGGAGATGGACAGAATGGATAAAGAGGAAGAAAAGAAGCAGGAAACCATCGTAGAGAAGTGGATGTTCGGAGGTGGAAACAATAGACAGCAAAACATATTGGAAGAATCGGGAAGAGGAATATCTGAAGAAGAATCTGAAAACCGAGGAAGAGTATAAAAAAGAGATCACTCGTATCTATGACCGGATGATGGTGCAGATCACGAAGGAGATTAACGACTTCTATGTAAAATATGCCAAGAAGGAAGGCATCACGATGTCGGAGGCGAAGAAGAGAGTAAAAAAGCTGGATATCAATGCTTATGCCGAAAAGGCAAAGAAATATGTGAAAAACAAAGATTTCTCCGACGAAGCAAATGACGAGATGCGGCTTTACAACCTTACAATGAAAGTAAATCGCTTGGAAATGTTAAAGGCACAGATTGGATTGGAATTGGTAGATGGATTCAATGATCTGCAGAAATACTTTGATCAGAAAATGACAGAGAGGACATTGGAGGAATTCGAAAGGCAGGCGGGAATACTTGGTAAGACGATTCAAAACAACACAGAACGCGCAAAGGTGATAGTCAATGCTTCTTTTCATAATGCGACTTTTTCTGACCGTATATGGATGAATCAGACGCTTTTGAAATCAGAGATATCAAAGCTGCTTCAAACCGGAATGATTCAAGGACGAAATCCACGGGTTTTAGCAGCGGAGCTGACTAAGAAGTTTGGAGTAAACAGGCGTAGTGCAGAGCGCCTGATGATCACAGAGCTAGCAAGAGTACAGACGGAAGCACAGAGGCAATCCTTGGAACGGAATGGTTTTACGGAATATACCTTTATTGCGAATGGAGATTGTTGTCCAATATGCGCGGCGATTGATGGAAAACATTTTAAGGTAAAGGATATGATGCCGGGAGAAAATGCTGCTCCTATGCATCCGAATTGCCGATGTTCTTCTGCTCCTTATGAAGATGATGAAGAGTATGAAGCATGGCTTGACTACTTGGATAAAGGTGGAACTACGGAAGAATGGAATAAGCGAAAAGGGAAAAAGCAGTTAAGAAGTATGAAATTGTCTATGCCGGAAGAAGTTTATAAAAAGTCCGGAATGAATAAAGAAACAAGGAATAAGATAGATAGTGCTATCAGAAAACTAGAAAGAGAGTATACAATTTACCTAGACAGGATTGAAGGTGAACATCTAAAAAACAAAGATATTTTTGTGACAGGTGGTTTTATTGATAAAGATGGAGTTTTAAAACATTCGCTGGTAATCAATTACGATATGGATTATGAAAAAGTTGAACGAAGAATGAAAGTGGCGTATAATGAGGGGGTAATGGCAGGAAAGAGCTATGAAGACTATATAGCACATGAAATGGCTCATATTATGCCGTTTCAAAACTGCTCTACTGAGCGAGAATATATGAAATTAACGGAAAAAATCAGAAATACGTTTGTTCCTAATGTGTCTGGATACGCGGATAAGAAAAAAGATGGACTTGAAAGCTTGGCAGAAGCGTTTGTTCGATATAGAAATGATGAAGACATTCCGGAAGAAAGTATGAAACTGATAAGTAAATTTATTTTACCGTGGAAGAGGTAACGATATGACTATTACATTACCAAAATGTATGCTTTGTGAACATTTCATAGATGATAGCGATGATTCAAAAATGAGATGCAAAGCATTTCCTGAGGGGATACCAAAAGAAGTTATGTGGGAAGACGATGAGAAGGAATGTAACAATGGAATAAAATTTGAAGAAGAGTAGATACCACTAGAATAAAAGTTTTTACTCGAAAGGAGAAAGTGAATGGCAAAAAACGATTATTTCGTAATTGTATATCAAGTATTAAAATATTTGTATGAATGTTTGAAACAAGGTGAAAAGCCAGAATTATGCTATTTATGTGCATCGACATATTCCATACCAGAAAACTATTGGACATACATCGTTATAAGCCTTGTAAATGAAGAATACATAAAAGGGATTAAAGTAACGTCTACAAAGGATGGTGTTGTGTTTGGAGATTTGCAAGATGCAATTATTACACCAAAAGGAATAGAATATTTGTTTGAAAATTCATTACTCGAAAAAGCAAAGAAATCTTTAAAAGATGTAAAAGAAATGATACCATTTATTTGAAAATAGTAGATACCACTAGCTGTAATGGCTGGTGGTATTTTTATACCCATTTTTAAGGAGGAAGATTTGGAACTATGAATCTTATTAAGAGATTATTCTGCAGACATGATCACTTGGAATATTCACATTCTGATTTGATAAAACAATCGGATGGATCGTGGATGACATGCCATACTTGGAGGTGTAAAAAATGTGGGAAGAAGATTAAAGGGAATAAAAAGATATATGGTAACAAAAGATGCGGACATGTTGGCGCCAAAGTGGCTGGCAGTCCGCATTGATTATAAAACAATAAAATTTCTATATGTGGTCCATGATGGAGCAGAGATATTGAAAGGGGTGAAGATCAATGATCAGACGGCGAGAATCGGAGACACGATTTGCTTTGACGGTAAGCGGTTATCAGTAGAAAGGCGGTGATCCAAACATCTCCCACCGGCGGGAAATGACCGGATTTGGAAAGGAGTGGTACTATTTGATTGGGATAAAAGTTCGAAATAACGGATTAACAGTGGATGGACACGCCGGGTATGCAGAACCTGGAAAAGATATTGTTTGTGCGGCTGTTACAGCACTCACACAGACGTTGATCAAGTCGATTGAAGAATTGACGGATGACGAAATAGAATACAGAATATCACCCGGAAGGGTTGATATAAATCATAGGAATCTATCGGAGAAATCAAAAACTTTGGTAGATTCCTTTTTCATTGGCATTTGTCAGGTTGCCGATGAGTTCCCGGAGTATGTTCGGGTATTGTAACTGGAAGTGAGCGAAACCTCGTAAAACTATGATTCGATGCAATAGTCTGGACAATGGATGGACTGGGGCAGAAAGGAAAAGATATGAAATTTAGAGAATTTATGGCATTACAGTTATTTGCCGAAGATGAAGGAACTGGGGCAGAAAGCAATGGATCCGGCGCAAATGGTGAAGAAGCACAGGGCAATGAGGAAGGTCAAGGGGCTTCCGGCAACGCGTTTGAGGACTTTTTAAAAGATGGGAAGAATCAAGCGGAGTTTGATAGACGTGTTAGTAAGGCGATTGAAACAGCACTTGGAAATGCGAAGGTAAAATGGCAGGAAGATGCTGACCAGAAAGCAGAAGAAGCGGCGAAAGTCGCAAAGATGAATGCAGAGCAGAAACAGAAGTATGAGCTGGAGAAATTGCAGAAAGAAAATAAGAGATTGCTGGAGGAAGCTACAAGAAATGAGCTTGGTAGAAACGCGGTAGGAGTTCTTACGGAGAAAGGTATTGAAGCAACACAAGACGTTCTCGACTTTGTTGTGGGAACTGATGGGGCAGATACCAATGCAAGGATTGACAAGTTTGTGAAGATAGTTGAATCTCAGCTCAAGAAAGCCGAGATTGCCAGAGCAACCGGAACTACACCGAAGACCATGGCAAACTCAGGAAGCCAGTTATCTGAATTTGACAAGCGAATTGCAAAGTATAAGTAAAGGAGAATGTGAAGATGAAAAACAAAGAATTTATGATGTTACAGTTGTTTGCGACAGGCGACAACAATGATATGCCGGCAAGAAGCTACCAGCTTGAGTTTAAAAGCCTTTTGCAGGCAGTATTTAAAAAGATGTCCTATTTTGCTGACTTTTTTGGAGGGGAACTTGAAGCACTTGATGGAGTAAGAGAAAACGAAACAGCCTTCTATGTGAAGACATCGGATATTCCAGTTACTGTTGGTAATGGATATGATAAGACAGCAACAAAAGCATTTGGAACAGGTACAGGAAGCTCTAGTCGTTTTGGTGAGAGAAAAGAGATTATCTATACAAACACACCAGTCAATTATTCTTGGGGATGGAATTTCCATGAGGGAATCGACCGTCACACCGTGAATAATGATTTTGATGTTGCAGTAGCAGATCGTTTGGAACTGCAAGCGCAGGCTAAGACAAAGACATTTAATAAGCAGCACGGAAAGTTTATTTCTGCATCTGCCGGAAAGTCTTTAAAGGTCACAGATTACACAGCAGACAACGTATTAAAGCTGTTTAACGATCTGTCAAAGTATTTTAACAACATCGAAGCGGTCGGAACGAAAAAGATTAAGGTTTGCTCAGACCTTTACAATGCTATTGTAGACCATCCATTAAATACGACTGCGAAACACTCAACCGTAAACATCGACGGCAACGAAGTTGTGAAATTTAAAGGATTCCTCGTGGAAGAGATTCCGGACGAATTGTTCCAGTCAAAAGAGTGCGCTTATGCATATATTGCCGGAGTCGGCAAAGCATTTACCGGAATCAACACGGCAAGAACAATCGAATCAGAAGATTTTGACGGTGTAGCTTTACAGGGTGCCGGAAAAGCAGGAGAGTTTATCTTAAACGATAACAAAAAAGCGGTAGTTAAAGTGTCGGTGGGGGAATAGCACCCTCTTATGACATTGCCTTAGTTGGAAGAGGGAAAGTCGGAAAGGCAAAAGTAGGAAAAGCGAAATAGTATAATGGAGGTATTCGAAATGGCATATACACCAACTACATGGAATAATGATGACGTTATTACAGCAGAGAAACTGAATAAGTTGGAGCAGGGTGTGAAGAATGAGCAGGTTGGACCAGCAGGACCAGCAGGACCAACAGGGGCGGCAGGACCGAAAGGAGACAAGGGGGATCCAGGGCAGAGTTACACTCTTCCAGCGGCGAATAAAACAACGATTGGCGGCGTGAAACAGATGGCTTTGATTGCAGATTTGTCTACAGAAACAACAGCTGACCTGAAAAATAAAATCAATGCAATTCTTGCGGAGATGAAAAAACAGGGTATCATGGCAAATTCGTAAGGAGTTGAAATTGAATGCTGGATGATTTAAAAAAACTCCTTGGAATCGAGGATGATTCTCTTGATCCAAAACTGGAATTGATTCTTGAATCTGTGCATGGGCGGTTAAAGCTCCTGCTCGGAGGAATTGAAGTACCGGAGGAAATGAATCATATCGTTGTGGAAGTGGCGGTAATCCGGTTCAACCGGCTAGGTTCCGAGGGGATGTCTTCCCACAATGTCGAGGGAGAAAACATGTCCTACAATGACAACGATTTTGACGGATTCATGAATGAGATACAAGCTTTTTTGGATTCACAGAAAGAATCAAAGCGAGGAAGGGTGAGATTTATTTGAGGTGCGATACAGAAGTCTTCTTCCAGTCAATCTCGCCGGGGGAGTATGACGAATCTACTGGCGACTATAAAGAAGATACTGTGCTGGAAGAAAAAAGGCATGCCAGTGTTACAGATACTGGCACGGATACAATGAACCTTGTATATGGATCCATAAAGCAGGGAAGTAGGACAGTGCGCTTACAGATGCGCTATAAAAAGCCGTTTGACCGTATCCGGATAGGCAATGTCCTATACAGAGTAGATTTTGAACGAAAGCTTCGAACAAAGCATGTGTTTGTAGTATCGGAGGTGCAAAGTGGCAGAAATTAAATTTGAGGGAATTGCAAAGCTGAATAAAGGCTTAAAAAAGCGAATGGATATGAGTGCAGTGAAGACTGTTGTGAAAAAGAACGGAGGCGACATGCAAAGAAAAGCGCAGAGAAATGCGCCGGTTGATACAGGTACCCTGAAAAGAAGTATCGGAATCGAAGTATCTGACGGTGGAATGACTGCCACAGTAGAGCCGACAGCCGAATATGCGCCTTATGTGGAACTTGGAACTCGCTTTATGGAAGCTCAACCGTATTTGAAGCCTGCATTTGAGGAGCAGAAGAAGCAATTTGAAAAAGATTTGCAAAAACTTGTGAGGTGATATATGGATCCACAGCAAGAGTTATTTACAAAATTATTAACAGAGATCAAAGCATTAGGATATGACGTATATGATGGCTTTTTACCGCCGGATGGTACGCCATATCCTTTTGTTTATTTTGCAGATAACCAACAGATTGATGAAGCAAATAAAACCGCTGTCTTTGGCAGTGTCCATCAGACAATCCATGTTTGGTGCGACAATCCGAAGCGCAGAGGCACAGTTTCAAAAATGTTGTTGGCGATTAAAAATACATGCAGAAAACTGGATCATACCGAGAATTTTGCATGGGACGTCCGGAATGTGAATCAAAGAATTTTACCGGACAAGACAACAAAGCAGCCGCTTTTACATGGGTTGCTGGAAATAGAATTTAGTTTTAGTTAGAGAGGAGAAAAAAAGCATGTTTAAGACAGGATTACAGTTACTTGCAGAGGCAGTATCCGGTAAAAAAATCGTATATTTGTACCGCCTTGCAGAGAAAGCAAAAACAGAAGCTGCAAAGAATCTCGCGTTTACAACAGAAAACGGAAGAACGAAGAGTAAGGATGCAGAGTCTACGCCTACAAAAGACGGCTCTATCCGTACACCAGGAGCAGCGGAGACAGAAATTACCGCAACAGCCGTATTATCCAAAGGGGACAAGCTAATCGCAGAGCTCGAGGATGCCATGGACAGCGATAAGCTCATCGAAATTTGGGAGGCAAATCTTGAAGATCCAGCGGAACAAGGGCCGAATAAATTCAAAGGCATGTACTTCCAAGGTTATCTGACAGAAGTAGAAATCACGTCTTCCGCGGAGGAGAATGTGGAAGTATCCCTTACTTTTGGCATCAACGGATCCGGTAAACGAGGAGATGTAACCGTGACAACACAACAGCAGGAAATTGCGAATTACGTGTTTAAGGACAGCGTGAAAGAGGGGGAATAATACCCTCTGACGATGCAGCCTTAATCGGCAGAGGTAAAGTAGGCAAGGCAAAAGTAGGAAAAGAATAAATCATGTACATAGAGGGCGGCAAGACCGCTCTCTTTTTAGTGGAGGAATAAAAGATGATGGAATTAACAATTAACGAACAGATTTACGGGTTTAATTTTGGTGTTGGATTTTTAAAAGAAATCAACAAAAAGGTCACGATGCCGGATGAAAGCATTCCGAAAAAGATGAAAGAAGTTGGATTAAAGTATTATGTAGCGGAAATGTTGGACGGCGATGTTCTGGCGCTTATTGAAATCTTAAAAACGGCGAATGTAGGAACGGAGCCGCGAGTTACGGAAAAGATGCTGAGTGATTATATTGATGACGAATCGACAGATCTTGATGGATTATTTGAAGAGGTACAGGATTTTTTATCAAAAGCGAATGCTACCAAGAAAGACTTCCGAAAGATTCAGAAGGCCTACGAGGAGCAAATGGAAGCGGAGGAAGAACAAAAGATGGCTGCAAAAGCGATGAGGGATGCAATGCTTCCGAAGGAGCAGACTTCGTAGACGTTTACAACGAAATCGCACTAAACTGTTTCCGGTATTTGGGATTTAAGAGCTTTTCTGATGTAGACAGGCTTACGATTCCGGAATACAACCTGCTTATGAAGGCTGTGCAGCTAAAAGAGGTAGATAAGGACTATCGGAACCATCTGCAAGCATTCTTAAATTTTGCTGTGAAAGCAGAAAAAAAGGTTGGCAAGAATAAAACAAAACCAGTGTACCAGAGATTCAGGAAGTTTTTCGATTACGAAAAAGAAGTGGATCGCGTAAAAAACCGCAAGAAGAAAAATGAAAGATTAGACATAATCGGTAGGATGATGAAAGGAGAGTGATGGCATGGCAGAAAGTTTTTCAGTAAAAGCAATATTATCGGCAGTTGATAAGAATTTCTCTTCTACGCTCCAAAAGGCGAATTCTACGATTGGCAGTCTTTCGGGAAAGATAAAAAGCGGACTAGGTTTTGGAATCTTAACTGGGATTGGACAGCAGGCATTCTCTAAAATAACAAATGGGATTTCTGGCATGGTGGGAGAACTAAACAGTTCAAGCGCAGCATGGAAGACCTTTGAAGGCAATATGGGAATGCTCGGAAAGAGTAAAAAGGAGATAGCAGAAATACGTGGGGAGCTACAAGATTTCGCTACAAAGACAATTTATAGTGCATCTGACATGGCGAGTACTTTCTCACAGTTGGAAGCCGTAGGAACCAAGAATACGACAAAGCTGGTAAAAGGTTTTGGTGGATTGGCAGCGGCTGCAGAGAATCCAACGCAGGCTATGAAGACGTTGAGCCAGCAAGCTACACAGATGGCAGCGAAACCAACGATCCAATGGATGGATTTTAAACTGATGCTTGAACAGACACCGGCCGGAATTGCCGCAGTTGCAAAGCAGATGGGGAAATCTACTTCTGAACTGGTAGCAGATGTGCAGAAAGGAACGGTAAAAACACAAGAGTTCTTTGATGCGATTGCTGAAGTGGGCACGAATGCTGACTTCACGAAATTGGCGACATCCTACAAGACCGTAGATCAAGCCATGGATGGCTTAAAAGAAACTCTATCGGTGAAATTAGCACCGGCATGGAAGAAAGTATCAGACGTTGGTATAAAAGCCGTCTCCGGGCTGATTAGCAAGGTAGAAGAGATGGATTTCTCACCTCTAGAAACAGGATTCGACAAAGCCATGAAAGTGGTGGGGAAATTCACGAAGAGCATTTCCAATACCGGAGCATTTACCGCGGTGAAGAATGCATTTCTTGATATTGGGAAGGCTGTTGGACATGTAGTCAGCTCCTTAGTGAATAGTGGAATAGGAACCATTATTGGAAATATTGCCAAGGTAGCGGCAAATGCGGTAAGTGCAGTTGCAAAATTCATCAGCGGATTAGATCCCGGAATGGTTTCAGGATTTACGGCGGCATTGGCTGGAATTACAGTAGGAATCAAAGGTCTGAATTTCTTGAACAAATTCAACCCGTTTAAATTGTTTAGAAAAAACGCTGATGAAGCATTAGATGATGTTGTGAAAAAGTCGAGAGGTTCAAGGTCAAAACTATCACAAGTTTTCAATGGGATAGGGAATGTGATTGCTAAAACAGGAACAGCAATTTCCACGGCGGCGAAAGGAATAGGGACGGGACTGTCTACTGCATTTAAGGGGCTTGGCAGTGCTCTAAAAATGGCAAATCCAGCGGCATTATTAGCATTAGGTGCAGCGATTGGAATTGTGACTGCATCTTTCGCGTTGCTCGCCACACAAGGCGATGGAGTAGCCACAATCATTGGGTCGGTTGGTACTGCCTTTGCAAATGCAGCCCCATTTGTGACCGCGATTGGAAATGTATTGAGTACTCTGGTAACGTCAGCTATAACTGCGGTTGCTAATGCACTGATGATTTTATCTCCGGTTTTGCCGGTTATTGCTTCATCGTTTGCAATGTTATCCCCTGTTATTACAGCGTTTGGACAGGCATTTGCTAATATTGCAACAGCGATTGGAAGTGCGATTAGTCAGATCGTATCAGCGATTGCGCCGATTGTTCCGGTTATAGCAGGAGCCTTCACACAGTGCGTGACGGTTGTTTCTAATGCGATTGTTCAGATTGTACAGGCACTTGCGCCGTTCATACCTTCCTTAGCTGACATCGTACAGTCTGTATCTGAGGCGGTACAGTCGATTGCAGAGGCATTTACTTCTCTTGTCTCGCAGATCAGCCCAATCATCGATAGCATATCAAATCTGGTGTCTACACTTGGAACAACGATATCAGATGTGTTTACAAGTATCGGAGATGTGATAACGAGTGTAGGAGATGCAATTTCAAGTGTGCTTGATTCTATAGCCGGAATTATCGAGTCTGTAGGAAAATCTGCATTAAACGCTGGAAAAGGATTCAAGAAACTTGCAGAAGGGTTACAAATAATTACAGATATGTCACTTATCGATATGGGAGCATCATTGGCAGCAGTCGCAACAGGAATTGGAGCAATCACGGCTCTTTCCGGCGGATTGGCAAAATCTGGAAGTGGAATGAAAGCATTTGCTTCTGGAATTACAATGGTAGCACAGGCTGGACCGATGGCGGTATCTGCGTTGATGGGGTTGGCAAGCGCAATCTCACCATTAACTAGTATGATTCCAACATTGCCGCCGGTTATGTCGCAGGCAAGCAGTGCGATCATGGCGTTTGCGGCATGTGTAAAAGGTGCATTTTCCTCATTGGTGGCTTCAACGGCAGGAGCTGGAACTTTTGTAGCTACGATGTCCAGCTTGAGCGGAGCAACTGCAAAGACATCCGGAACGATGTCATTATTGTCAGCATCTGTTTCAAGGGTCACAAGCGCATTCAAGAGCGTGGCATCCGGGGCGCTGAAAGCCGTATCTTCTGTAAAATCCATGGTATCTGTGGCATCCTCGGTATCCACATCGCTTACGAGACTCGGAACGGAAGGGGATCGGGCAATGAAGCGACTGGATACGGCATTTAAGAATACAGAGAGACAGGCAAAAACTTCTGGGAAGAGCATTGGAGACAATATCCATAACGGAGTGAAGAATGGTCTTAGTAAATTGCCATCCACAGCAAACTCTTCGGTAAATGCAATGATGTCTACATTTTATGCGGCAAGAGGAAGAGCTTTTTCTTCAGGCTCATATATTGGTCAGGGATTAGCATCAGGATTGCGTTCTCAGGTTGGAGCAGTACGTGCGGCGGCGGCACAGTTGGCAAGCGCAGCAGATGCGGCAATTCGAGCAAAGGCGAGAATTCATAGTCCTTCGAAGGTTACGACAGAAGATGGAGAGTACATGGGAGAAGGTCTTGTAAAAGGATTGAAGAATATGTACTCGGATGTTTGGAAAACTGCGGAAGATCTAGTGATGATTCCGACACTTGCGGCTATGCGTGCCCCAGAACTCGAATTTGTCGGAGGATATGGAAATACAAGACTTGTAGATGAATATCTGTATAAGGATAATCGAACATATACCATCGTTGTTCCGGTCGAAATCGATGGAAGGGAAGTTGCAAGGACAACTGCACCATATACGCAAGAAGAGCTTGAAAAGCGCAAGAGCAGATTGAATAGAAAAAATGGAAGGAGATAAGAGGGCATGTATAAGTTTGTAGACACTACAGAGGCAAGTCAGAAAGTGGCGCTGCCCTCTGAAGCCTTAAAACTGAATGGAGAATATATTGAAAATTTAATTTCTGGCTATAGAACACTCAACGTAACAGGACGAGAACTGGTAGAAACAGAGATCGATGAAGTACAGATTGGTTTTTGCGATGGAAGTATTTATCAAAAAAAGAGAGATGTTTCTAGGCAAATAACGGTATATTACCGTATGAAGGCCGAGTCTCCGGAAGAGTTTAGGGACAAGTATAATCAGTTGTGCGGTATTTTGGACAAAGAACAATCTCAACTGATTTTTGCGGATGAACCTGATAAATATTTTATCGGGACAAAAAGTGATGTTGAAGAAGTACAACCTGGATTACTATGTGTTACAGGGAATTTTACGTTTGAATGTGCAGATCTGTATAAGTACGCAGTTGCAGAAAAGACTGCAATAAATAATGGCGCAAATGTAATTACGTTGGAAAATGGTGGAACAAAAACAGTTCCAGTTAATGTGAGTGCGGTTATGAAGTCGGACAACGGCTATCTCGGATTCACCTTGGAAGACCGATTTTATCAAGTTGGCAATCCTGAGGAAATTGACGGTGAACATTTTGATACCACAGAACTCTTATTTGACGATCATTTTACGAAGGACAGGGGATGGATTCTCAATCAGGGAATAACACCTCCTGTAACTTCTGTGAGGAATCAAGTAGGGGCGGTACGGTATGCAGTAGAAACACCGGGAGAAGGTATTAACGGAGAAGGGTATGTGACACCGAGCGAATACGGAACAGGAAATTCTTGGCATGGGCCTGCACTTACTAAGCTTGTTCCTGCGGATAAAAATGGAGAATATCCGGTGAATTGGTATTCTTGTTACCGATTTGATTTCAATACAGATGGAACAGCACAGAGTGAAAAAGGGAAAGAAGCTGGACATCACAGCATTACTTTTTCGGATGAAAATGATGACATCATATGTTCTGTCGTGTTTGAAGACAATCATTACTCTTTGGAGCGTTCTGATATGGCAGTATATATCGGAAATAAAAGAATATGGGATACGCGGAACACAACGAAATTTTATGTACGGGGTCCCGAAGGAAGACCGGAAGGTTCTGCGGTTGTAATCGTAGAGAAGATTGGCAATCAAATCAATGTGAAGTTTAGTTACGCGGGAATCAATAAAACATTTATCACATCAAACCCGAATGCAAAGCTTAGAAAAATTACTTATTACAGCGCACAGTATAAAAATTATCCACATATACGGAACAATCTTCTTCGTGCGATACAAGTTAGAAAGCATAATGTTGATAATTTTAATGATATACCTAATTATTTTATGAACGGAGATGATATTCGCATTGAAGGACAAAAGAATCAAGTATTAATTAATGGGCTTGTGGACTGGGACAGAGTGGATATTGGGAGCAAACCTTTACTACTCCCTCCGGGACAGCATACGCTTGGGATTATTACATCAAGTTTTGGGAAGACGCCAGATGTGAAGGTAACATGGAGAGAGAGGTGGATTTAAGTGGAATGGTTTGTAATTGGAAGAGATATGCACGTTTTGTGTCATCCTTCTACAGATGTGCCGGAAAGCATTATGATAGATGACAGTGGGGATTCGTTTGGACAAGAAATTTCGATTACCAACAACGTAGCGGTTGGTATGTATGATTTTGTAACAAATCCAAATCATCCGGATAGCAAATATATTACAGAGGGAAATTACATTGCTTTTAAAGACAAATATCATAAGCATAGGCTATATACAATTATGACGATTGAGGGAGATGATGAGTGGGAGGTACATTGTGAAGATATAGGGCTTGACCTGCTGAACGAAGATGCTTCGGCGTGGGATACAACTGGAAACCCGGAATCTGTGGAGGAAACACTAAATCGTGTATTGTACGATACAGGATGGAGCATCGGAATCAATGAAATTTCGGATCGTAAAAGGGCAACAAAATATGAAGGAATCACGGACAGCCAGCTTGCAAGAGTTGGGATGATTATGAATGCGTTTGATGCAGAATGTGACTTTGAAATTGAAATGAAAGGTGCCAAAGTCGTGAAACAAGAGGTGAATGTTTATAAGTCGGTTGGCGAAGATAAAACACAACAGCGTTTTATCGATAACATTAATTTGATTTCCCTGCGGCGATCCGGCAGTATTGAGGAGTTATGCACTTGTATGAGATGCTATGGAAAAGAGGATTCGGAAACGGGGGCCAAAGTAACGATTGCAGATATTGTATATGATGATGGGCGATATTATAGTCCGAAAGGTCATATCCGCATTTATGATCGCGAAGCAAGAGATAAATGGTCACGATTCCGTGCCTATGATTATGAAGGGCAAAGTGAGTTTGATGGATATATCAATGGAACCTTTGAATATGATACGGATAGTGCGCAAGAATTATTTAATAGAGGTCTTTCTGAACTAAAGGAGAGAAATGAAAAGAAAGTAATCTATGAAGCGAAACTGTACGACCTACAGGCAGATATCGGAGATACGGTACAGATTGCGGATAACAAACACAATGAAAAAATCTATCTATCTGCCCGCGTCCAAAGTGTCAAGAACCATTATTGCGTGAGAGGCGAAGATACCGGTGTTCTGGCCAACTATAAGATTTTGGAATCAAAACCCACTTCTGAACTAGAAGATATGATGGAAGAATTAAAAAATCAGCTTGTGTCCGTGAAAACAACAGTAATTGAATATCAGGCGGGAACTTCGGGGACAGAGATTCCGGATGGAACCTGGGTGACGAAACTGCCGGAAACACAGCCGGGACAGTATCTTTGGACGAGAACTACAATTACATATACAAACGGAAGTGTGAGCGTAGGATATTCGGTTTCCAGAAATGGAGAAGATGGGAAACCGGGAAAACAAGGAGAGCAAGGTATTCCCGGGCAGGACGGACAAGATGGAAAGACTAGCTATTTCCATGTAAAATACAGTTCTGTTGCAAAACCATCCACATCATCCCAAATGACAGAGACTCCTTCCATATATATCGGTACTTATGTAGACTATACACAGGAAGACAGTACAGACCCATCGAAATATACATGGTCGAGGTTCCAAGGAGTGCAAGGTCCACAAGGAACGCAGGGGATACCGGGAACGAACGGCACAAATGGAAAAACAAGCTATTTGCATATCAAGTATTCAAACGATGGAGGGAAAACATTTACGACAAATGGTGGAGAAGATGTTGGAACATACATTGGAACATGCGTTGATTACAATTCGGCAGATCCGACAACGGTAGGCTCATATAAGTGGGCGAAAATAAAGGGGGAAACTGGGGCTACAGGTCCGCAGGGACCACAGGGAGAAACAGGAGCCCAAGGACCAACTGGTCCGACAGGACCGCAAGGGGCAACTGGTGCAACGGGAAACGGAATAAAGTCTATCACGAATTATTATCTTGCAACAGCAAGCGGAAGTGATGTATCGGCATCAACAGCAGGATGGACTACAACTGTACAAGCAATAACAGCATCAAAAAAATATCTGTGGAATTATGAAGTTGTCACCTATACAAATGGCAGTACATATCGATCGGCTCCATGCATCATCGGGGTATATGGAGATAAGGGAGCTACGGGAGCTACCGGCGCCACAGGACCGAGCGGTATCATCGTATCTTCTACGGCGCCATCTAATCCTAAAGTTGGACAATTATGGCAAACGGCATCTGGGCAACCTATTAAACGCTGGACAGGCTCTTCGTGGGCGATTCATTACATTTCTGTGGATAATCTGAACGTTGCTACTTTAAGTGCGATTAGTGCGAATCTTGGAGATGTTACGGCAGCCACGATTACCAATAAGAGAGACGGAGAGAATGCTATTATATTGAATAGCGAGAGCATTGCTTTTTACGATTGGGCGAATGAAGGGCAATATGCAGGGAAGATTTCATCGGGACATATTGGTGGAACAAGCTCGCAACCAGAATTGGATATAGTTTCTGAAGGGCCGTTGATATTATCAGCGGAAGGATATAGTTATGCTTTCGCAAATGATGATTTAAGAATTGGTGATACTGCTATTTTGGAGGCTATCAATGAACTGAATAGAAAATTAAATTTTAGGATTGTCACAAAACAAAAAGCAATTAGCATTTCTAATTCAAATGCTTTCGATGTGTTTTTAAGTAGCGAAGTTCCGGGAGCTTTGTTTGTTGCTGCGTGTATACAAAATAAAACACCGGATATATGGTGCCAAGGATGCACGACAAATGCAAATGGTAACTGGATCGGACGATTAAACAAAAATGTAAACGGGAAAATATGGGTCTTATGTATCGCTATATGTCAAGCTTAAATAATAAATTTTATAGTATCTACGGCACATGGTTTGTTGATTAAAGAAAAGGTGGTGTATATCGATGACAAAGCGAACCTATATGTGTAGGAATACCTGCAGAGCAGAGCCAGTGGAAAAGAAGCTTTGTTTGTGTATTTAAATCAAGAAATCTAGGGAATAAACGAGGATTGAAATATGCAGACATTATCAAGTGAGACCGTAACGGTCTTATTTTTGTGCTATAAAATAATGTAAAGGAGAAGAACATGGAAACGATTATTTCGGCGTGTATTTCGGCAGGAGTAACATTACTGGTCTGTATTATAAGTAATCGTTCGCAGCAGGACAAAACAAGGACACTTATTGAATACAGATTAAACGAGTTAACGAAAAAGGTAGAGAAACATAATTCCGTGGTAGAAAGGACGTATTTACTTGAAGAAAGAGTAAAGGTTGTAAACCACAGAATTAAAGATCTGGAAGATGGAAAGAAAGTAGAGGAGTGATAAATATGGAACAAATCATGAATTACATTAAACCGGAGCTTGTAGTTGTAGCCGTTGTGCTTTATTTCATCGGAATGGGGCTGAAACAGGCGCAGGCAGTAAAGGACAAATACATTCCTGCAATCTTAGGAGCTGGAGGTGTACTGTTAGCAACAATCTATGTGATTGGAACATGTCCGCTTGGAACGAGGCAAGAAATTGCGATGGCAGTATTTACGGCAATCGTACAAGGTATTTTGGTGGCCGGATTAAGTACATATGTAAATCAGATTATCAAACAAGTGAGTAAAGCAGAGTAGAGGGCGAGTAATCGTCCTCTTTTAATTTACGCAGGCGCAACCGGAAGAAAGGAGATTTTATTATGGCAAAATTATTTGTAATTTGTGGACATGGAGCAGGAGACTCAGGAGCAGTAGGGAACGGTTTTAAAGAAGCAGATCAGGTAAGGAAGTTAGGAAAGAAAATCAAGGAACTGGGAGGAGATTCCGTCATGCTTGGCGATGTGAATCGAAACTTTTACAAAGACAAAGGCATTTTGAATCTGAACATTCCAAAAGATTATAAAATTTGTGAATTGCATATGGACAGTAATCCGGATAAGAAGGAAAAAGGAGCGCATGTAATTATTAAAGCAGGACTTGATGCAGATGGATATGACAATGCGCTTGCGAAATTCCTTGGAGATATGTTCCCGGGACGTTCAAACAAGATCGTAGGACGGAGTGATCTTGCCAATGTAAATCGCGCAGCTACAAAAGGATATAACTATCGATTGGTTGAGTGTGGATTCATTTCAAATGCAGACGATGCAAAGAAATTCAATGATAATATCGAGGAGATTGCGAAAGGGATTCTTGGGTCATTCGATATTAAGACTCAATCTACGCCGTTGTGGTACCGAGCACATGTATCTGGCAAAGGCTGGCTTGATGCGGTAAATGGTGGTACTGCTGGAACAACGGGAGAAAACAGAGCACTGGAAGCAATCAAGATTGACATGCGTAAGTTAGATTTTAAGATCAAGGCTCGTGCTCACATTCAGAATATTGGTCTTAAGGATTTTGGATACATCAAACACGATACCGTCATCGGTACGACTGGAAAAGGCTTACAGATGGAGGCGATTGAACTGATCGCCGAAGGCTTAAAAGGCAAGAAACTTCAGGTGAGGGTACACATTCAGGATATTGGCTGGACACGTTGGACATCCGGAATGATCGGCACGATTGGAATGAATAAGAAGATTGAGGCAATTGAGCTGAGATTGGTATAGATGACCAGAAACAGTCAAAGCATGGCAAGCAGTACATTAACAGTAGACTCTAAACAATAGCACAGCCTCTTTCCATTGCGGATTGAGGCTGATTCCGTTTATAATATATTGTATCATCGTCTTGAAATTTCCTATTTATATATTATAGGTTACAACAATATGGGCCTCCGAATTGCAATAACCTATAACATACCCGTAAGCCCTTGTATTTCAAGGGGTTACGAGATGTAAAGAGTAAAAATCATTTGCCCATTTTTCTTATCATATACGATATCTTCAATTAGACTTCTCATAAAAACCCCTTTGGTCTCATAATCAACACTATCATCTTTGATAATATCATAAACTGTTCTGACTTTGCTTAGAACATCTTCGCGGGATAGCTCATTTGCTTCTGATGAAGTCTCGAGATTATCAAGCTCATTATGAAGGTCTATTCTAGCCAGATTCAAACGTTTTTTATTTTCCTTATATTCTTCTAGGGTGTCTACTTCATTTTCGTATGCAAGGCGAATACGGGCTTCTCGTGTGGATAACTTTTCTAATTCTTCCAAAAGTTGTGTACGACGGTCAATTTTCTGCGGAGTTTCCGGTGCGTGATATTTGTACTTGAAATCCATACCGGAAAGAATTTGCTCAAAGTATTCATAAACGGCAGCAGTTGCCTTTGATACACTTAGAGAACAGGATTCTTTGTGAATACCTTTTGAATATTGCCAGCATTGAAAGCCGGGAGAATGAGGATTTCCACCGTTCCATGCAAGTGTGGCGCCGCAATATCCACATTTGATAAGGCCGGAAAGCCAATGCTTACAAGCGGAAACGTCTCGACGGCGAGCCGGCTTAAAGTTTCTTTGCATTTTATCCATTCTCTGTTCGAATTGTTCTTTGGTAAGCCGAACCTCGTGGGAACCGATAAAAGAAATATCTCGCCAGGTAACAAGACCGTAGTAAAAAGGATTCTGTAAAATACGTTTGATACTACGAGCTTCAAAAGGTTTTCCGCGCTGAGTCAAGTAATGAAGAGCGTTTAGTTTGCGGGCAATTTTTGTGAAATCTGAGTTCTGATTATCGTATTCGTCGAAGATTAAACTTACTATCTTGTATTTATCTTCGTTGATCGCGAAGGGCTTTCCGTTACCGACAGCATCATAGCCAAGGGGCGGAGCAATTTGATATCCTTCCCGCATAGCTTTTTCGGTCATGCCACGAAGAACCTCTCCTGATAATCGGATAGAATAATATTCATCCATCCATTCAATAATACGTTCGATAAGACTTCCGAAAGGGCCGTCGATGAGAGGCTCGGATATACTGACGACGTCCACA